ACTGCCGCCGCTAATGATATGGTTATTGGACTTGAAGGTGCTAACACTACGCTTAAAGTAAAAAGTGGTGTTGGTAAAGCTCCGTTCAATCTAGCTGGTGGAACAGATCGTCTCACTATGTCTACGGATGGCAGATTTACTGTTCATAGTGGAACAGAAGCGGCATCGAAAACTAATGCGGCTTTCATGATCTCAGGTGGTCTTGGTGTTGATAAGAATATTAGAGGTCAAGATATTATTGCGGCGGGTAACGTCACTGCCACAGGTTCATTATTTGGCACACTATCAGCGGCATCCCTTGGAGCAAGATCTACAAGTGATCTGAGTGAAGGCACTAATCTTTACTATACAAGCGCAAGAGTAGACTCTTACATCAACGCATCTATCTTAACATCAGATGTATCTGAAGGTACTAATCTTTATTATACAACTGCTAGAGCAGACAGTGATGCTAAAAGGGCTGTTTCGGTTACTGATGCTGGTGGCGATGGTGGCCTAGCTTACAATTCTGCCACAGGAGTTATAACATACACTGGCCCTAATGCTGGTGAAGTAAGAGCGCACTTCAGTAATGGAGTTGGTGTCACTATTACTAATGGCTCTGTTGCTATTGGTCAAGATGTTGCCACATCAGCAACACCTACATTTTCGACTCTCACCACTTCTGGAAATTTGATTGTTGGGGCAAACCTTACAGTTGGTGGTGATTATATTCTTAACACCACAACTGACCTCAGAGTTACAAACGCTCTAATCAAACTTGCAGACTCGAATAATGGTGATGCTGTTGATATTGGGGTTGTAGGTAGATACAGAGACTCAGCGGCTGGCCCAAAGAGAAGGGCTGGTTTCTTCAGAGATGCTTCCAATGGTGAGTGGACAACATTCACAAATCTAATTCAAGATGGTTTAGATTCCTCTGTTCCAGATTCAGTTATCAATACTAGTGGCCCCGGATTTACACTTGGAACTTGGAACTTCGGAAAACTCAGAGGTCAGTACTTAGGATTTGACTCTGACTTTAAAGTATTCTCTACAAACTACACGATATACGAATCTGATTTTACGGCAGTATCGTCTGGTAGATATGCTATAGATACTTCATCAAGGATAGTTAACGTAACTCTTCCACAAAATCCCGTAACGGGAGACTATGTAAGACTTATAGACGTTGCGAACTACTCTACTAACTCTGTTATCGTTAATAGAAACGGAGAGACTATTGAAGGATTTGCAGATAACTTTGAATTAGATTTAGGTCAATCTATTATAGAATTGATACATATAAATAATAACTGGCAACTATATTCGTCTATTGGTCAAAGAGGCCAAAAGGGTGACAAGGGTGATTCAGCGGATGTTGCAACATTTAGCACACAAAGTCAATCAATAGCATTCGCAGTTGCGTTAGGATAGGAAAATAAAATGGCGAAAAAATTAATAAGAGATTACGTTTTTACACCGGGGAATGCTGGTGCTGGCACTATTAAAGTTCCGGGAAGATATGGTCTCGACAAACTTCTTTTGATCACAAACGTAACTGACAATATAATTATATACAACTTCGGAGATACAGCTTTTGCTGGATCAACAGCAGTATTCACCGCTGGAAGTTCAACAGATTTTCCTACAGTAGATACACTTGTTAGCGGATTTACCACTATTACTCTTGCTAAAACTACTTCAGGTATGTCTTCAACAGATATTCTACAAATATTTGCGGAGCCTCAATTAGAATATGGGCAGACTATAAGACCTTGGCAGTTTGGAACAGACGCCATTGAAAGAATGCGTGTGTCAACTCCTGAGTCAATGATTGACGCTGACTTTGAATATGGTCTACAGCCGACTAAGTGGGCTGGTTATGGAACAATTAAAGGATATCCATCTACGTATGATGAGCCGGGGATTGATGTTACAGTCAGTACTATCGTAACAGACTTCCAAACTTCTAGTACATCTAACAGTCTTATCACAATAGTATTCTCAGCGGCACATGGTTTAACGACATCGGATGTAGTTAATGTTTCTGGTTTAAGTGCTGGTACGGCAGGGTTCTCTCGTGCTGACGGTAGCTTCCTATTGCATACTGTCCCAAATACCACTACTGTTACATATTTTGCTCGTGGTACGGTTGGAACCTCTGGTGGTCAGTCTTTGAAAACAGAAGAAACTATTGGTAGAAAAGGAGGTGTTTATGCAAACGCTTCTATTCCAGTGGCATCAGCCGCATCAAATGGCGCAGATCCTAGTGTAATCACTCTCACGTTCACTAATCCCCATGGATTAATTCCGGGTTGTCCGATACACACGACTGTGGCTTCTGGAACAAATGCCGCTATTGCTACGGGTCCATTTGTTATTAAGTCAACACCAAGTCTTAGAAGTTTCACATATACAGCAAGAGCGGGAGCGGCTGTTGGAAGTCCATCTGGCGTTACGTTGTTTGCTGTTTCTAACGCAACCATCTTACACAGACCTTCGGATGGTGGTGTTATTCTAGCAACGAAAACTCCTACGTATGCCGCCGCTGTTGTAAGACAGTCGAAGAGATTCTTCAGGTATCAGTCAGGTAAAGGCTTCTTATGGTCATCAGGCACACTATTCGCACCTAACTACGATATTCAAAGTATCTCTGCCGCTGGTACGTCAGTAGGTTCTGCGATTACTATAAGAACAGACGATATAGATCATGGTCTCCAAGCAGGGGCAGATATCAAAATTATTGGAGTACAAACTTCTGGATATGCTGACACCTATGTTGTGGCATCTATCGTAGATGACTACACATTCAGAGTTGCGGCTAAAAGCACTTTAGCAGATACTACTGCCGTGTTATCAGAAGTTTGTAAAGTAAACGTGACAGGTTGGGTAGGCTCCGCTGTTCGTGCTGGTATGTTTGATGATCAGAATGGTATCTATTTTGAGTTTGACGGTAATCAAATGTTTTGTTGCAGAAGATCTTGCACAGAGAACATCACAGGAACTATTTCTGTCACAGCAAACAGTAATGCCATCACTGGACTTAACACTAGATTAAGTGAACAAGTTCGGGCTGGTTCTAAAATAGCTATTAGGGGTATGACACACTTTGTTACTCAAGTTGTTAGTAATACTTCATGTTTCATTACTCCAGACTATAGAGGTATTACTCAAGCTGGTGTAAGAGCACAAAAAGTAACAGAGGTTAGAATACCACAATCTAAGTGGAACATAGATACGGCTGATGGTCTTGGTGCTTCAGGATTTAACTGGAACTTCAATAAGATGCAAATGATTGGTATCGAATACTCTTGGTATGGTGCTGGTTTTATTCACTTCATGGTTAGGGGTGACGATGGTGGATGGATGTATATCCATAGAATTAAAAATAATAACGTTAACGATGAAGCATATACGAGATCAGGTAACCTTCCTGTTAGATACTCCATTGAGAATGACTCGCCCGTCACTCACCTAACGAACACTATTGATAGTGGCGCTACGACTATTCCGGGGGCTAACTTACAAGAGTTTGATAACACTGGCGTATTGTATATTGACAATGAAATTATTACATACACAGGCCGTAGTGTAACAGATGGCGCTGGGAACTTTACTGGATGCACTCGTTCAGCAACATTATCCCAATACTTACAAGGTAACACAAACAACCTTACGGCGGGTGGCGCAATAGGGCATAGTAGTAATACTGGAATTATTGAGATATCTAACACCTGTTCACCAACTCTTTCGCATTGGGGTTCTGCCCTAGTGATGGATGGTGGGTTTGATTTAGACAGAGGTTATATCTTTAACTACTCAAACTCTCACAACACATCAGGTGACAAGATTGGCGAGACTCCGATCACATCATTTATGATTAGACTAGCACCAGCGGTGTCTAACTCTTCGGTTGGAAGATTAGGAGCCAAAGAACTTCTAAACAGATCACAGCTTCTACTAAAGCAGTGTGCGGTTGGAATGTCACGTGGATCGTCAAATTCTGGTGAGGTGGTTATTCAAGGTATCATTAATCCTAGAAACTTTGTAGATGCTACATGGTCATCTCTCAATAGTGTTACTAATGGTGGTCAGCCATCATTTGCTCAAGTAGCTGATAAAGCTAGTATTACATGGGACAGTGGCACATCTTATGCACTTCCGGGAGAGCGTATCTTTGCTTTTGTTTGTAATGCGGCTAGAGCGGATGCTCTTACAACTGAGCTTGATCTGACTGACTTGAAAGAATTATCAGGTGCTCCTTTAGGTGGAGACTTTAAATATCCAGATGGCCCAGACGTTCTTGCAATTAATGCGTTTACTCAAAAAGGTGATGTGAAAGGAACTGTTCAGTTAAGATGGGGCGAAGCCCAAGCATAACCATAAGAAGGTATAAAAATGGTACAAAAACTAAGCTCTTTTTTAGGCACATCATTTAGTGAGGCTCCAGTTGACTCCGCTAGTATTGTTCGTATTATTGCGGCGGCAACAATAAAGTTGGATTCAGGCACTAGCGGTAACTATATCAGAACTTTGATAGGGTCTGCTGGATTAACTGTGACAGCGGCGGGACACTCTTTAGACGGTGTTATTCAAATAGATAGTGATATCATTGCCACAAGAACTGGAACACAGACACTTACGGGGAAAACTCTCAACTTAAGTAACAATACTGTTGTCACCACACTAGGGCAACTTAGTGCCGCTGTAAGTGGTGACAATGTTGTGGGTACTCAAGCAACTCAAACCATTGCTAACAAAACTCTGACAAGTCCTACTATAAATGGTGGAGATATTAATGGTCCAATAGCTCTTAATGATGTAACCACCTTTGGTCTTAGAGATACTACTACTACAGCGTTTGAAACTTTAATACTTTCTAATAACCAAAGTCCAATTTTATCCGCTGATAGAACACTTACGATTGATGTTAACAATGCTAATAGAGGTATCAGTCTTACTGGAGACTTAACTCTTGCTGGAAGTTTGGTAACAAGTGGCGCACATACTACCACTATAACAACCACTGGAAACACTGGCGTTACTTTACCGACATCAGGGACACTTGTGTCCAAGGCTTCGGCATCTTCTATTACGGCGGGTGTGTATGGATCTGGTTCTCTAGTCCCTGTTCTAACTATTGACGCTCAAGGATTTGTGGATAGTGCTGGAGTAGTAGCAGTTGCTGGCGTAGCAAGCACGACATTTGATTCGGCAGATGGCATACTAACAATCGGCACGGCTGATGGTGCTTCTTTTAATGCAACCACTCTACTTACAACAGGAAAACTAAGATCTTTTTATGGTGCCGCAATATTCACCGAAATGCTTGCAAGAGATGGCGCTGGCACTAACTTAGATGCAGACAAGCTTGATGGACAGCATGGCACTCATTATCGTATCGATGTGTACAATGCCGCTGGGTCTCTTTTAAACTAATATAAATACTAGTAAAATAGGAACACGAAATGGCTAACCCTACCACAAGACAAGGTTTAATAGACTACTGTTTACGCAGACTAGGAAGTCCTGTCATCGAAATCAATGTGGATGACGAACAAGTAGGGGATCGTGTAGATGAAGCTCTTCAATACTTTCAAGAGTTTCATTCAGAAGCAACCTATAGAGGATATGTCCAGCATCTAGTAACCTCTACTGATGTGACAAATAAATATATTCCAATACCTTCAACAGTCCAGCAAGTTACAAAACTGTTTAAAGTACAAGGTGGTTTATTCTCACGTAATATGTTCAGTGTCAAGTATCAAATGCACATGAACGACATTGCTAATATGCATTCTTATATTGGAGATCTTGCCTACTACGAACAAGTTCAACAATACTTATCTCTACTTGATATGAGGTTAAATGGAACGCCTCAGGTAGACTATGTTAGAAAGCAAAATCGTCTATATATTCATGGCGACTTTACAGATGGTGATATTAAGGCGGGTGAATATATTGTGGGTGAAGTTTATAGTGTTATAAATGGAAACTCGCATACCGCTGTTTGGAATGATTTGTGGCTAAAAGAATATACTACAGCATTGATTAAACATCAGTGGGGATCTAACCTTATCAAGTTTGAAGGTATGGTAATGCCCGGTGGAGTAACACTAAACGGTAGACAGATATATGAAGATGCTTTACAAGAGATAGCAAGATTAAAAGAGGTTATACGTCTTGAGCATGAACTTCCAGCGGATTTCTTTGTAGGATAATATGGCACAACCAAATAAACTTAATGAGGGTAGTGAGTTTACAATACCTCTGAAGAACCTAATAGCACTAATTGCTTTTACTGGCATAGCTGTTTGGGGATACTTTGGGATTACTGAAAGACTTACTTTCATTGAACATAATCAAGATCTAATGATTGTTGAGATAGAAGAAAACGATAACTGGATTGATGAATGGACACCTCCAGCATCAGTTCAACAAACGACAAAAGATGTTCAAATGATAAAGACAGAAATAGAACTGTTAAGATTAGAAATAAAATACTTAAAGGCAACGGTGTCCAATGGCAACTAATCTTTACTTCAGTCAAAAAGTAAGCTCTGAACAGAACCTCTATGAAGATATTACTATAGAGTCTTTGAAGATGTTTGGGCAAGACGTTTATTACTTGCCAAGAGACATAGTTAATGAAGACAAAATATTCGGTGATGACGTTCCTTCTAGGTTTAACTCTTCATATAAGATAGAAATGTATATTGAGAATACAGATGGCTTTGATGGAGAAGGAGATCTGTTCACCAAGTTTGGGGTAGAGATCAGAGATCAGGCAACATTCGTAGTTGCTAGACGCAGATGGGATGCTACTATTAATAGGTTTGATAATGATATTAATAGTGAAAGACCAAGGGAAGGGGATCTAGTATACATCCCCATGTCAAACTCTATGTTCCAGATCATGGCAGTAGAGCATGAGCAACCATTCTATCAATTAAGTAACTTATCCACATACAAACTTAGATGTGAGTTATTTGAATACAACGATGAAGATTTTGATACAAATGTTGACGCTATTAATAAAATAGAAACATCTTATGCTTATGAGTACCTGTTGACCCTTGACAGTGCTGGAGGGGGCTTTACAGTAGGGGAAGCTGTTAATCAGACTCTATCTACGGGAGTAATTATGTCAGGAGAAGTTGCATCCTTCTCAGACTCAGATAATGTTCTTAAGCTTATCCATATCGGTGCAAACGATGGCAAGTATCACGAGTTTGTTGCTAATAGATTTGTAGTAGGAACTACAGACTTAACTCTTGCTGGTAAGAAAGCCACTTCTAAAGTTACTGTTGTAGGTGAAGATAACCAGATTAGTCAGAACGAACAGAATGCTGACTTTAGTACATTCGGGGCGAGTTTCTTAGACTTCTCTGAGAACAATCCTTTTGGTGACCCGGAGAATAACTAATGGCTGACATATTTGATTTTGGATTTACAGCGGTTGATGAGGATGAACTTGATGCGGTTAAAAGCGTAAAGAGTGAAGCCTCTTCTTCTGATGATAAACTAAACGCTTTATATAACGCAGTAATACCACTGCTAAATAATCTAAAAAAGAACCCTGAAAAGGATTATATCCTTTGGCCTGATAGATTGAATAAAGTAGAAATGTTCGAGGATCACCTCACGAAAATATATAAAGGCTAGTTATGTTTGGAACTCATTTCTATCACGAAAGAATACGGAAGAGTGTAGCAGTATTTGGTACGCTGTTCAATAATCTGTACGTATTACGCAAAGATAAAACAAATAAAGTTATAAGTCAAGTAAAAGTTCCACTAGCCTATGGACCTAAGAGAAAGTTTCTTGAGAGAATAAGAGAGAACCCTGATCTAGATAAAGATACTAAGGTAGCTATCAAACTTCCTAGAATGTCTTTTGAGATTACAAACGTTACGTATGATCCTCAAAGACAACTACAGAAGATGAACAACTTCACTCAGGCAGGGTCTACCACTAATCTTAGAAACAAGTTCTATAGTTTTGTGCCATACAACATAGGATTTCAACTTAGCATATACGCCAAGACACAAGATGATGCTCTACAGATGGTGGAACAAATACTTCCGACATTTACTCCACAGTATAGTCTTACAATAAAACCATTTGCCGAGTATCCAGCTATAACTGAAGATACGCCTATAACTCTACAGAGTGTAGATTTCAACGATGACTTTGAAGGAACTTTAGAATCACGTAGAACTATTATATATACACTAACGTTTGAAATGAGAGTGAACTTTTACGGAGCTATCAAAGAATCTGGTATCATTAGAACCTCTATAAATAACGTTAGTCAGATAGGAAATGGTTTAGCAGACTCTGATGTTCAAATGGGTAAGATATCTGTTACGACTAATCCAGCACTGGCCTCTGCCGATAGCGACTTTGGCTTTACCGAAACTTTTGATTTTCAGGCACCCTTTTAATAATGACAGATGATATTGAACCAATAGATCATGTAGATGATGATTTTGAATTTGCTAGAAAGACCTATTACGATTTGTTAATGAAGGGGTCTGAAGCACTTGAAGAGATGATGGAAGTCGCACGTGCTACTGAGCATCCCCGTGCGTTCGAAGTCCTGTCTGGCATGATGAAGAACGTTGCTGATGTTAACGGAAACCTTCTTGATCTACATAAAAAGAAAAAAGAATACAATAAAGAAGATGCTTTAAAAGAACTTCCTCAAGGTACAACAAATAACAATCTATTTGTAGGGTCTACAAGTGATTTACAAAGAATGCTTTTGTCTAAGGACAGTGATGATGAACAGGATAACGTGGTAGATATAAGTGATTACACATCAGATAAATGACACATATATGGGAAACCCCAACGTTAAACGTGACGGGATCAACCATAATTATAGTAAAAAAGAGTTACAAGAATACTCAAGGTGTATGACAGATCCTAGCTACTTTGCTAAGACCTATTGCAAGATCATACACCTAGACAGAGGTCTTGTCAACTTCGAACTTTACCCATATCAAGAAAAGATGTTCAACCATTTTAAGAACAATAGGTTTAGCATTGTGCTGGCTTGTAGACAGTCTGGTAAGTCTATTAGTTCTGTTGCCTATCTTCTTTGGTATGCTTGTTTTAATCCAGAGAAGACTATTGCTATCCTAGCCAACAAAGGTGCGACTGCACAAGAGATGCTAGGACGTATTCACCTTATGCTAGAGAACTTACCTTTCTTCTTACAGCCGGGGTGTAAGGCTCTTAATAAAAGAAGTATTGAGTTCAGTAACAATAGCCGCATAGTATCAGCCGCTACTTCTGGATCTTCTATTCGTGGTATGTCAGTCAACCTTCTATACTTGGATGAGTTTGCGTTTGTTGAGAGAGCGGCTGACTTCTACACCTCAACATATCCTGTTGTGTCATCTGGTAAAGACACCCAGATCATAATCACTTCCACAGCAAATGGTATAGGCAATATGTATCATAAACTGTGGGAAGGCGCAATGCAAAAAGTGAACGAGTTTATTCCGTTCAGGGTTGATTGGTGGGATGTTCCGGGAAGAGATGAGGTATGGAAACTTAAGACTATATCTAATACGTCTCAACTTCAGTTTGACCAAGAGTTTGGTAATACATTCTTTGGGACAGGTGATACTCTTATAGCACCACACATTCTTTTAGAGCAAGTAGCCCAAAGTCATATAGAAGTTTTAGAGGGTGGAGAGCTTCTTATATACGAAACACCAAAGCGAAAAACTAACTATGTTATGTGTGTTGATGTTGCAAAAGGTAGAGGACAAGATTATTCTACATTTAATTTGATCGATATTAGCCAAAGACCTTTTAAACAGGTTGCCGTGTATCGCTGTAATACTATCTCTCCTATCCTCTACCCTAACATTATATATAAGTACGCAACTTTATATAATGAAGCATATGTTATCATCGAATCAAATGATCAGGGTACGTTGGTGACTACTGGTCTGTATCAAGACCTAGAATACGAAAACCTTCATATGGAATCTGTGGTAAAGGCAGACCGTATTGGTGTTGAAATGAATAAGAAGGTTAAGCGTATTGGGTGTGCGGCTATAAAAGATATCATC